CACCGGGGGCGTATCGGTAGGCCCACCATTCTGCTTTTGTGACGTTGATACCTGATTGACACCATTCGCCGTTGTCGTTCATGCATTGGGTTTCAATGGTCATTTTGCCGTTTCGGTATCGGTCTGCTTTGACTTCTACTTTTGACCCTTGGACAGAGTTGAAGAAAGCGACCAGTTCGGCTTCTGCTCCTTGGCCGTATGCCAAGTCAACTTTGAAGTCGAATTGTGGGTTGTACCCTGTTTGCGTTTTAGTCATGGTTTCCCTCCATCAGCCCATTATGACTGATGTGAGCGTCAGTTTGGAGGATGCGACCCTAGGCGTAGGAGGGAAACACGCCACGCCTAGAGCCTGTCAGAGTTGGCTATGCCTTGTCTGAGTTGGGTTTGGGTAGTGCACGCCATGCATTTTCCATGGCTTTACTATCGGTTGCTAGGCGCATTTCCAGTTCAAAATGCAGCCACGCCCCCCCAAATGAACCTGCGTTGTCTGTTTTGTTGAAGATTTTGACGCCCTTAGTGCCTTCTCCACGGCTACATCTGTAGCCCCTGCCATACGCCGTTTGGTCGCCGTCAGGTTGTTTGGGGTCTCTGTAGGCGTAGTCATGCAGTTCGCACAGTCCTAGGGCTTCTGAGTGCTCAATCAGCCAATCCCACAGTTCTTTTGCTTGGCGTCGTCCTTCACGAGTTTTGGGATAGCCCACGTCGCCAGCCACACCTAAGGAATGTGTGCTGAGGGTTTTGCCTCCACGAATGTTGCGCACTACCCATGTGCCCAGATTGGTAAATGATGGGTAGCGCCGTTTGCATAGGTCAACGAACTTTTCTGTTCCTGCAAGTTTGCCTGTGCCGGGTGTGGTCACTGGGTAGTAGGGGTATTTACGAGGCACTTGGTGGGTCTTTCGGTTTGTCTTTAAGGCCGTTGCCTGCGAGTACACCGATGAGGCCACCTGCGAGGGTCATAAGCATTGGTGAGAGGACTGCCCATGCTTCGGCATCGTTTGGTGCTTGGTCGAGTGGTTGGGTGACGAATAGGAGGCCGTAGATGAGTGATGCGATGGCCATCACGAATGAGATTGTGAGTCCACCGGCAACAAAGAGAATGATGCGTGCTTTTATTTCTTCGTTTGTTAGGCGTTGTTTAGGCACAGCGTCCTCCTCCTATTTGTGTTTGTGTTCCGATGGTTTCGGGGGCTTTGTTTTTGATGCGTTCGCAGTTTACTCTTGTACGGTCGGCGCAGGCTGTGAGGGTGATGGCGAGCAGGCTAAGCAGGGTTAGGCGTTTCATCAGTCGTTATATCCATAGACCCTAATGTTTCCACTGCTGAAACTGCCTGCTGACGGCAACATCGAAAACGAAGTGTAACTAGTGGCTGTTCGATGTTGGCCAGTTGTATAACCAGCGCCTGAACCCGAACTCATGTTTGAAAAAAACAAGCCGTACTTGGCTTCGAATGGGTTTATTACTTCAATGCTTGAATGGATTGCGTCAGTAGAACCACCACCAGCAATGGAAAAACTTGTCCCTGTTGTAGTACCAACTGCTAGGGGTGTATTGACGTAGTTAGCATAAAGAAACGAAAAAGCATAATTAGTGGCTGCTGTTCCAAAACGAAAACCAATGTCTGCTGTTCCACTCAAAGCGCCACTGCTCAAAATAATCTTGTAAGCCTTGAAATCAGCCGAAAATGCGTTGTCAATAGTAATTAGCGTGTTGCCGTTGCCGATTGTAATAACACCATTTGAGGCAGTTGCTGCCGTGCCCCCAGTGCTAGTGACCGTACAAGTGGTAATGCGCCACAGGCCGACAGCGTTCATTTGCGCTGCTGTAAGCACTTGGCCTGTTGTGAAATCTGGTGGTGTAGCCATGTTTAGTATCCTAACTTGTTGTAATCGAGCGTGCCGAAAGTCGTGTTATCAAGTATCAGGTAGGCGTTCAAATCAGCACCCGACACGTAATAAGTGTATGAAGCACCGGCAGGGGTAGCAGTCACACTCACACCTTCAATCAAACACTGGTAAGTAGTGCCACGGAAAGTCACACCAACCTGAGTACCAGCCGACAAAATAATTGAACTAGAAGCACCAATTACGTCTAACTGAAAATCGGTTTGCGCCTCAGCAATACAAGTAAAAGAACTAATAGCAAAACGAGCAGTGCCATAGTTCCCAAGCAAGTAGTTGGCATAGTCAGTGGCTTGGCTGTTGCTGGCATTCAACGTGTTCGTCTGGTACGCCCGATACGGCACTGCAGCGCCAGCCTTCGTCACCGTCGCAGCACCAAACGATTCAGGAGTCACCGTCACCTGCGTATAGAAGTTGTCTGCAAGGCTGTCAAAGTTGATTTTGCTATAGACCTGATTAGTTGAGTTGTTAGCCACATCAGAAAAGTTGATGGTGCTCACATTCGAGTTGAACGGACTCACAAGCGTTGTGGCGTTACCAAACTCCCTGATACGTGCATTGGTGGTCTGGCACACTCTCGCAACCCAATCGCCCCAAGTGCCACTAACCGTTGTTGCAGCCATCGCTGGTGAACCAGTTGTGCCAGTCCATGAAAGCGTCAACCCTGTTTGTGTGTTTGCAGCTGTCAATTGGTTAGCGACCGTGTCTGCAGCCATTGCATAGTTGTTGCCTTGCATACGGCCAAAACGAGCAAAACCACCCTCAACAGTGATAGTCAGATAATCGGCCTGACCAACCCCACCGGCATAAGGAATGCCATACTGCGCCGTAACGTCAGAAACGAAACCAACCCAAATAATGCGTGGCGTACCCACACCAGTATTGTTTTCAATTTTGATGTATGTGCCAGCAACCAAAGCCGTGATAGGTGAGGCATAGCCAGTTGGGTAGCGCATCTCAATAGTGCCCACAGCCGATTTGACTTGGTCTAACTGTGCTTGCCTGCCGATGCTGAACTGAATGTTCTGCACGTTAGTGAGCGCAGTCCAGCCGACACCGACAGGGTCTGTCGAGTAATACACCGTGTAGGTCTGTAAAGCCATGGCTAGTAGATGTTGCTCACACGAATAGGAACAGAACCGTTCTGGCGCATGTAGGTGCGCAAAGCGTTTACGACGGATTGAGGGTCGCCACCGTTGACGTTGATGTTGACAGTTGTGCCACCACCACCCATTTGGCTCATACGGTCTAACGGAATCACAGCCTCTGGGCCTGCCTCACCGATGAGGGCAAGCATTCCACCGGGCGTGTTTACAACTCCACCGTCAGCCATCGCTGGGATGGTGTCAAACCTTGATTTGTCTGCACCTGATGGGCCTCGACTTTCGCCCAGTCTGCCGAAAGCAACGTCAGCAACTAGCCCAATGTCTTTGAGTCCGGGTATTGCGTTGTAACCACGAATTAGTGCGTTGATTACTTTTATCCATGAATTTGCTAAAAATTCAAAATAGCCAATGATGGAGTTGATTACCACGTTGACAAGGTTTCGGAATCCTTCAAACTTTTTGTATGCGACACCAAGACCGACAACTAGCAAAGCGATGCCTGCAGCAATAAGGCTGAATGGGTTGAGCGCCATGGCAACATTCACTGCCATGATTGACAGTGCGACTGCACCAATGGCTGCAGCGATAATGGTGAACGCTGTCGGGTTGTTTTGCGCCCAATCTCCGAAAGCCTGAAGCGCAGGAAGCGCAGCCTCAAGAACTGGGAGCAGTGCGCTACCCACTGATTCTTTCGTTTCGTTCATTGCAACTTGGAAGCGTTTGAACTTGCCTTCGGCAGTGTTCGCTGCGACTGTTGCAGCGCCATCTGTGGCAAGACCGATTGCATACATGACGTCTTCAAATGATGCGCCGTCTTTTATCATCTGACGGTATTCGGGCGCAAGTTTTGCTAGGGCTGTGAGGTTGCCACCGTAAGCCTTTTCCAATGCTTTCGTGACGGTCTCTAGTGGCAGACCTTTTTGCGCTGCAAGGTCGAAAGCCTGAGACGCTAATTTTTGGGCGTGGGCAACATCGCCAGTAGCACGAACAAGGCCAGCGAATGCCGGGCGTAACTCATCATCGGTAATTCCAAGTGCTTTACCTTGTGCAGTAATCCAATCTTCGACGCTTGCAATTTGTGCATCGTTTGCACCTGTTGTTGCTTTGAGTTGTCGTGCTAGTTCTGCTTGCGCTGCAGAGTCTTCCATAGCGCCCTTGACAGCATCACCTAGGACAACAGCCAAACCAGCCAAGGCTGCAGCTGCAGGGACGGCTGCTTTCTTGAT